GCCGCGCCGCAAGCGCTTTCGGCAGCGCTGACGCGTTCTCGCGACGTTGGCAGGCGGCCGAGGACGCCCGCACGCGTCCGACGCACGTCGATGCAGACGGGCAGACGGTCGGCCTAAACGAGCCCTTCACGGTCGGTGGCGCGTCGCTCGACTTCCCCGGCGACCCGGCCGGACCACCGGGCGAAGTGATCAACTGTCGGTGCACGACGATCACGATCATCGACGTCGATGCGCTCAACACCGCGTCGACCGGCACCGTAACCCTGAACGCCGCTGCTTACCGGATTGAGGACACTGAAATGCCGTGGTCGATTGTCGAAGGCGACGAGCGTTGCGACGCTGGCGAGTTCGCCGTCGTGAAGGACGCAGATAACGAACTTGCAGGCTGCCACGCGACACGCGACGAAGCTGAGGCGCAGGTGGCGGCGCTCTACGCCTCCGAGGCCGCAGATGACGCAGACGCCGCTATGCCTGCCGCGATGCGAAACACGGTGCCGTGGTCGGGTGTGCTCGTCGTCGAAGGAACGCCGACCGGTGACGGCCGACAGTTCGCAGCGGGTGCACTCACGTGGCCCCAGCTCGGCGACACAGCATCGCTTGAAATTCCACTCGGATGGATGTACGAGCGAGCACATGGCGGGATGGCTACCGACAAGGTCGTGAACGTCGGACGCATCGACACGATCACGCGCGTCGGCAATGAACTACACGGCACCGGCGTGATCAACCTGGATACCGAATGGGGGCGGCGTGCGGCCGAGCAGATGGGCACGCGTGAAGACCCTGGATTCCTCGCAGGTGTTTCGATCGACGCTGATGATCCCGAAGATCCGCAGGGATTGAACGTCGAGTACGTCTTTCCGGACTCGTGTGCACTCGAAGAGGCACCGGACGATGCCGGAACGCTGCTCGATGACAACGATGGGCCCGACATGGCGTGCATGATCCCCGAAATGGTCGTGTACCACTCCGGACGCATCCGCGCTGCGACGCTCGTCGACATCCCGGCGTACGTGGAAGCGCGGCTGTATCTCGATCAGCCCGTGCCGGAGGGAACGCCGGTTGAAGCTGACGCTGTCGACATGCCCGTCACGGCTTCGTCGTTCACGATGGAGATTCCCGACCTGCCTCCGGCTGAGTGGTTCGACGAGCCCCGCGATGAACCGGAAATCGGCGCGATCACGATCACGGATGAAGGACGCATCTTCGGATACCTCGCGCCGAAGAACGTCGCCCACCGTGGCATCCGGGACAAGCGCGTCACGGTGCCGATGGGGAACGTTGACTACGGCATTTGGATGAACCGCGTGACGCTTGCCGACGACGGACGCGGCAGCTACACCCGTGTAGCAACCGGCCCGATCACGATGGACTGCGGTCACGCTACGGCGTCACCGCACGTCGTCGGCGCTGCTCGACGTGAGCACTACGACAATTCGTGTTCGATCGTCGCGACCGTGCGCGTCGGTGAGAACTCACGCGGCGTATGGATTTCCGGCGCGGTGCTGCCGGACGTCACGCCCGACCAGGTACGCCGGATGATGGCCTGCCAGCTTTCGGGCGACTGGGGGCCGCACCGTGAGAAGCCGGGTAAGCGTGAGCTGGCCGGTGCGCTGCTCGTGCCGGTGCCGGGCTTCCCGAAGCGCTCGAATGCCTTCATGAGCATGAAGGCCGGGCAGCTCGAACACGTCACGGTGCCGGTGCGGTTCGGCCGTATCGTCGAGCCACAGACGTTGAGTTTCAACGCCGACGCCGCAGCCGAACGCATCGCGGCATCGATCGGACGCGACCGCGCGTCGCGCGTACACAGCTTCGCTGCGCACCTCGCAGCGGGAAAGGTGAACTGACATGGGATGCAACTGCGGAAGCAAGAAAAAGGGCACGATCAACCACTTCTCGACGGAGGATCAAGCCCGGATCGCGCGTGAGCGCGGTGGCGTGGTCGTGACCACGGCGAAATCACAGCAGGCCGCACCTGCGCCTGCAAATCAGAACTAACCGTCGATTCGAAGGTTTTTCGAAAGGAACGCCTTCGAATCGATGTATGATCCGCGTATCTACCCGAATACATAGAGGGATGAAATGCCTAAGAACAGCGAAGGCGGGTTCAACCTGCCAGAGGGCACCGAAGAGCTGAATGCTCGGCTGGCGGAAATGAACGACGCCGAGCTGTCTGGACTTCTTACGAAGCTGGGCGAAGCCTTCGATGCCAAGTACGGTGACGGCACCGGGCTCACGGATGAAGCGCTGACGGAGCTGGAAACACTCGGCAAGCAGATCAAGGCTGCTCAAGACGTCACGACCGACCGTGAGACGGATCGACTCGCACGTGAAGCACGTGCTGCGGAGCTACGCAACTCGGTTCGGCCTGCGGCCGATGCCTCCGCGCAGGCCGACGAGGCAGACGCCGACGAGGCAGACGCCGAGAACGCCGACGCTGAACAGCCGGAACTCGTCGCCGCTCAGGGAGACACGCCGCTCGTCGCGGCAATGCTCGCCATGACGGAGACCGCGAACACGCTCAAGGCGTTCGCGGCCGACAATCTGAAGCCTGAGTACGACCTGAACCGCCGTCTGCGGCTCGGCGAGATCGCCAAGTACGCGCCCGATGCCGGAGTGCACGAAGAGCGCAGCGAAGCCGTGCTCATCGCTTCCGCCGACGTTCCCGGCTTCACGCAGGGTGGACGCGTCGAGAACATCTATGGACTCGCTGAGGCCATGCACGCACGTGCGCGGATGCTCCCGATTTCGAAGACCGGCAACCCGAACATGTACCCCGTTGCGAGCCTGAAGCGTGAGTTCAACTTCATGCTGAACGAGAACGCCACCCCGAAGCAGATCAATGAAGTGCTGACGGCCGCGAGCGACGTCGACATTCTCACGGCCGCAGGCGGATGGTGCGCGCCGAGCGAAATCTCTTACGATTTTTTCAACATCGTCTGCGAAGACGGCATGATCGACCTTCCCACGGTCGGTCTCAACCGTGGCGGCGTGCAGTACCCGACGTCGCCGAGCTTCGGCGACATCGTCGCGATCCCCGACATCGTGTGGTCGTGGACGGAGCAGGACGACATCGACGCCGTGACGTCGGATTCCGTCTTCAAGCCCTGCGTACGTGTCGAGTGCCCGACCTTCGTCGACCGTCGCGCCGACTGCTTCGGATTCTGCGTTACGGCCGGTAACCTGGTCGACTACGCATACCCCGAACTGATCGCGAACTGGCTACGCCTCGTGTTCGCCATCCGCGCGAAGGCGACGAACGCCGCCATCATCGACATCATGCTGAACGGTGGCGGGTCGGGCGACCCGATCTCAGCATCGATCGCCGTCGATCACACCGGCCTGCTCGGCGCGACGACGTCGGCGTTGCTTCAGTCGATCGAACTGAGCATCACTGACTACCGCGAGAAGTACAGCATGTGTTCTGATGCCGTGCTCGAAGTCGTGCTCCCCCGGTGGGCGAACGCCGTGATCCGCGCCGACCTCGCGAACCGTGACGGCATCGACGTCTTCGGCGTCACCAACGGCATGATTGCCGACTGGTTCAACCTGCGTGGCGCTCGTGTGCAGTTCGTCGGCGACTGGCAGGTACGCGAGCCCGGCGCACCCGGAACCGCAACGCCCGGTGGCGCGACAGCGCTCACGGAGTGGCCCGACACGATGGATTACATGGTGTTCGCTCCCGGCACGTTCGTGCGCGGCAACTCCATGTCGCTCGATCTCGGCGTGACGCGCGACTCCGTGCTGAACGCGACGAACGACCACACGGCGGCGTGGGCTGAGGATTGCTTCGCGATCCTGAAGCCAGGACATGAGTCCCGCGTCGTGACCGTCGCTCTCTGCCCATCGGGTGAGATCGGCGCTCGTACGTTCACCTGCGCAGGCTCGTAAGCAGCCGTGACGACAGCGAACAGCACGAAGGGAGGTGAACGGTAGTGGCACGCGGACGACTCTTGATCAGCAGCGGAACGCTGCCGTTCACCGCACCGCAGTTCGATCTGCTGTCGACGGCGACGCAGCTCGATCTGCCGGATGCCCATTGGCGCATGGGGATCACGTGGGAACCGCTCTGCCCTGAGTCGAGCGGCACCTATGATCCCTGCACAGCCATCGTCGAGAACGCCGGGGAAGTGGAGCAGGCTCCCGAACCACCGGCGAAATCGGCCACGACCGCATGGCAGACGCGTGCCGCGACTGCCTTCACGGCATACTCGCGTATCGACTGCTCGCCAGTCGGGCAGTGGGACCAACTTTCCGAAGTGAATCAGCAGGCGCTGCTGCGCTCCGAAGCGCGGTTCGTCGAAACGGCGTTTTGGTCCGGCGCTGTCGCCGGGCAGACGGTTGTGTTCCCGCATCTTGCGGCAGACACGGAAGTGACGGACGGTGGCGACCTACTGCAACCGGCCGCAACCGTTGTGACGACGACGGCGCAAGAGATCGCGATCGGCATCGGAATGCTCGAAGATGCGATGCGGGACTGCTACCCCGGTGTCGCAACGATCCACATGCCGATTCGTCTCGCGGCACTGGCTTCCATGCACGACCTCATTGAGGCGCGGGCAGGCCGGATGTTCACGAAGATCGGTTCGAAAGTCGTCGTCGGCGACTATCCGGGAACCGCTCCGGACGGCTCGACGCCGCCCGTAGGCACCACTTGGATGTACGCCACCGGGGAAGTGTTCTACTCCCGGGAGCGGACACCTACGCGGTTCAGCGTCGCCGAGTCGTTCGATCGTGATGTGAACACGGTCAAAGTGATCGCCGAACGTACGTATGTGCTCGGTTGGGACTGCTGCCTATTCGCCATCCCGATTCTGAACGGAGAACTGTAATGCCCGTATGCGAAGCCCCGATCAAGGCGGAAGTAGCGCGGTTCACGCTGCTCGACGCCTGCGGCGCTCCCGTATTCGGTGATGGATCGGCGCAGGTCACGACCGATTCTTTCATCGAAATTCAGAACTCGCCGAACTATGAAGAGGGAACTCGGTTCCTACAGCGGAAGGCGAATGGCGAGCCGTGCGTGAACGAGCAGGACCCGGGGTTCCTGAATTGGGTTGAGCAGACCGTGAATCTCTGCACGCTCGACGTCGACCTGATCGCACTCGTGACCGGTGAGGACCCGATTGCGTCGGCGACCGACTTCGTCGGCGTGCAGTTCGGCGACGGTCTGCTGAACGCTCGATTCTCCAAAGAGGTATGGCAGCCGGTCGCAGGACAAGGCGCGTGCGACGCCGAAGGTAATCAGCGCTGGATTTACTGGGCGTTCCCGCACGAGTACGACGCTCAGATTCAAGAGTTCACCTTCGCGAACGACGTCTTCAC